CACCCCGTCCCAATCGTCGCCCGGAAAGTATACCGAGCACGCCTGAAGGATGGAGGCGTTGGAAAACCGCTCCTCCACCCACACAGCTGGGGAAAAGCTCCCATCCTCTCCGGAGAGCACATCACCCACAAATCCAACCTGATCCGCCGTCCCATCTGACGGGATCAGACGGAACTTACCGTTGAGGACCCACCTGTGTGGCTCCAGAGTGGCGTATGGCGTCAGATCCATGACTCGGTCATACAGCTGGGCAGACTGCGAAAAATTCGCCGCGCCGCTGTTCTCCGCGCCGGAAAAGGTCATGTCCGGGTCGCTGATGTCCACCACCGCCTGGATTTCGATCCTCCTGGGGCTGCCTACGATTGCCGCCCGGTACGCCGCACTCTTATCCAGCATGGGGGACCTCCTCCCGGATGGTAAACGACAGATTGTGCCACAGCCCAACCCTGCCTGTGGAAAAGGCGTAGGTCGGGTTGGTGATGGAGTCGCAGATAAAGGTGCTACTGACCGGCTCGTCACGGGCGTCCGGCAGGACTACCGCCGGGAAGGGTGCTCCGCTTCGGAGCACCGCCAGTACCTGGCGCAGTGTGTCGTTGCCCATATAGTCAAATGTATAACTGGCTCTCCAGATCCGTGAGGCAGGCTCCAGCGCCTCCAGCACCACTCGGCCAGTCACCATAGTCACCTGGCGGGTCAGGACCTCCTCCCAACAGGAGAACTTGTCCCCGCTGGCCTCCGGCAGGCGGACCCCGTTCAAAATCAGCTGATTCATATATCGTCCCGCACCTCCGGATTCTCCCGGTCCACCGCACGGAGATCGTCGATGGTCTCCCGGTAAAACTCTTTCCCATTGACGTTCATTTGGAGGACGATCTTGTAGCTCCCACCGCTGGGGCCTCCGATCGTGCCCAGCGCATTGACCGCAGAGGCAGTCACCTGCCGCAGATCTCCCGCTGTCACAGCGGCCGGGGCCGGCGCGGAGGCAGAGGCCAGCTGCCGCATAGTTGCGGCCTGATCCGCTGTCAGCACAGCCTCCCCCTTATGCAGCTGGGCGATGTACCCGTCCCAGGGAACGTAACTCAGACCGTCCGCATGGGAGCCGTCAATCCCCCAAAAATTGTCCCAGCCCTGCTCCAGCTTTGGCCGGGTCCGGTCCCACCAACTATTAAGGTCTTTGATCCCCTGGACCACTCCGTCAATGGCACCGGACAAAAAGTTAAAGCCCGCCGTCCCCAGGTCTCGCAGACCGTCCCGTATGGGGGATAGCTTTTCACCCAGTGTCGCTTGAGCCTCTTCAAAACGGAGTTGGCTCTCGTTGGCTGCAACGATGTCCCCGTTTGTATCGATCCATGCTTGTCCCGCCTCTGCCAGTCCCTGCTGGGCAAGCTCCTGAAGTACGATATTGGCTCGCTCTGTGGCCGTCTTGGCCTCCGCCAGCTTGGCATTAAAATCGTCCTCACTGGCACCTGCCCAGTTGAGCACATCCGCAAATACGCCCGTCACCTGGCCCGCCTGGATGGTCTCGTTGATCGCCTCGGCCAGCCCGTCGATGGGGATGGAGTCTCCGTACCTGGCCCAGGCCCCGATGGAGGCGTCGGTAATGGCCATCAGCTCCTCCTGGCTCACACCGATGGCCTGAAGATTGGCGGTAGTCGTAGCTGCCGCCTGGGTATCCCCCAGCACGGTGTACAGCCGCTCATAGGTCTGCGCCGTCTCCTCCGCACTGTATCCGGCCTGCTGGGAGGAGACCTCCAGAGTCCCCATGATCTTCCGGTACTCCGCCGAGGCATCCACCACCTCAGTGATGGCCCCGGTCACCGCCTGTACGCCGGCGGTAACTGCGCCCACCGCCGCACCTCCCATTAGCATTCCTTTCAGGTCACCCAGTTTCCCCACCACATTGTCCAACCCCTGGAACGGGGATACAAAGTCCGCGTCATCGCTCTCCTGGGCTGCCTGCTTGACCTCGCGGCCGTACTCGTCGATGGAGGAGGCCGCCTTGTCTGCGCTTCGCTTGGCTTCGTCCAAATACCGCTCGTTTTTTTGCAGTTCGCCGTTTAGGTTGAGCAGCGCGGTCTTTGCATAGTTCAGCTGGCGCTTATACTCGTCTGTCCGCTTATCGGCGTCCCCGTAGGTCTCAGACGCCTCCCTGACCGCCTTCTCCAGCGCCTTTACCTTTTCCTCCTGCTGGTCATACTGCTGGCGGAGGACCCGGTTCTTTGCGCTCAGAGCATCCACAGTGTTGGCCTGCCCGGAAAACTCCGCTGTCACCAGGGACATTTCTGATTTCAGGTTCTTCAGCTCAGAGTTGACCAATCCCATCTGCCGCTTAAATTCCTGTTCTCCCTCCAGCTTGATTGCAGTGGAGATCGTTCGTACCGCCACAGGTCAGTCCTCCTTCCGTTTCAGCCCGCGCCGCTTGATCTCCAGGTTGACCAGATCTGCCGTTTCTCCCGGCGTCAGGATTAGCACCGCCCGGGGCGGCAGGCGAAGAAACTGCGTAACCGTCTGAAAATACTGGACACGGTCTGTCTCAATGCCGTTTTTTTTTGCAGCTCCTGGAGGCCCAGATCGGTGTACTCCTCCGCCTCTCCGTGGCGCATCCCAAAGCCCTGCCGCACCGTCTGTGTAATGGCCAGCCGTGCGCGTGGGATCTCCATGGGGGCCATGAGGGCCATCAGGCGGCCGGCCTGAGGCGGCTTCTCCCGGTCATACCCCAGATACCTCCTGGCCAGCTCTCCCTGCTCCGCCAGCTTTGCCAGGATCCAGCAGGTAGCCTCCAGGTCCTTCCGCCCGCTGCCGGCGATCAGCTCCAGGATCTCGGTGTCGGATCCATAGCGGTCAAAAATATCAAAGAGCGCCGCACCGTTGAGCAGCAGGTGCAGCGTCTGTCCATTCCATGCAAAATCAACTGTATTCATGAGCTTCCTTTCTGTTGGGGGCGGGTCTCCCCGCCCCCTAGTCCGTCAGGGGGACGCTTTCGCAATTTTCTTATCCACCCAGTCCTTAGCCTCTTTCTCTGTGGGGAAGTCATCAGACTCCACCTTCCACTTCCCGTTCGCCGGTGCGGCCGCTGTGAAATTCAGCGCGCCGCCCGTCAGGGTAATGGAGTCGCCCTTGGTTGCATACTCCGTGCCCTGCATGGCCGCCTTAGCCTTGGGATAGTAGATCCCGTGGTACGATTTGACTCCTTTGACCATCTTGTTGATGTAGAAGCCAAGACCGCTATAGGGGGCGTTGTCCTCCGTGGAAAAGACCAGATCCTTTCCGCCCTCAGATTCGATCTTGGCCCCCAGCACCGCGCTGGCCACGCTGTTGGCCAGCTCTGTCACCTCCACTGCTACGCCGCACTCCTTAAACTCGTTGACGTGTTCCTCCAGGGCATTGTCTCCAAAAGCTTTCGCTTCGTTGAAGCTGGGGGAGTCGGTCACCTTGACCAGCGACCCCAGAGAAATGGGATCCCCGTACTTGGGGAACGCAGCGGCATCCGCGTCCGGCTCGGTCTCCGCAAACGGGGCCCATCTCAGATATTTCGCACCATACTTTGCCATGTTAGCCTCCTTACAGATTCAATGATTTCAGCCAGCGGTCATAGACAGCAAGCTCTGCCTGCTCCACCTCCGGGGCAGCTACCTGGTTGGCCTTGTTCATCCAATCCCGGGCCAGATATTTTCGTCTGGGCGCACCATACGCCTGGACGAACCCGACCTCGGCGTTGGTCACCACCTTGGCGCTCCCCCCCTTGGTATAGGTCCTCCCGTGCTTAGAGCGCTTATATTGCCGGGTCATCCCACGGCTCTGATAGATGTGGTGGCGGCCGGTGGGATACACCAGCACATACCGCTGATAATCATTTCTGGCGCTTCCGGCTTTTTTATGGGCCTCGATGCTTCCGGCCAGCTTCCCGCTGTGGACCAGGCCCTGAGCCCGGATCTGCGCCTTGTGGTGGCGGACCACCACCTGTCCGGCGGCGTCAAGCATCTCCTCCACCACGTTGTCAGGGATGGCGGCAAATTCCTCCAGGGAGAGGTCCAGACCCTCGATTCCCGTGGCATTAAACGTCGCCATCCAGGTACTCCGTCTCAAACACCAGCTCCGCCCAGTGGTCATCCCCGGCAGAACTGACCGTAGGATAGTCCAGGCCCGCAGCGACCAGCGCCCGCTTGATTTGTTTTTTCTTGGCCTTGATCTCGGGCGTGGCGGTGATCCCCGGCCGCCAGGGGAAAATCCAGTGCAGCTGCACATGGTATCGGATGGAGTCCGGCTCATTATCCCCATAGTACACGGGCTCCTCCGTGTAGGTATAGACGCAGAACTCCTCCGCCTGTCCGCCGTATACATCGATCACACACACCGGGACCAGAGGCTTGATTGCCTCCTTGATGATCTCATCCAGGGACATAGGTATCCCTCCTTACAAAAAACTGTTCACCTCAGATACGCCGGGCCGGAGCCGGTAAACCGTCAATTCCGCTCTTCCGTCCTCCGTCTGATAGGCCCGCAGCACCCGATATGAATTGCCCCCATACTCCACCTGCTGCTCGCCGTGGTAATCGGTGTGCCAGTCCGGCAGCACAATCATCAACTCCGGCTTGAGCCCCACCGTCATGGCCTGATAGGTCTCGTTGCCCCAGACCGAGGCGACGGAGGCGTAGCTCCGGCGCCGGGTTTCCTCCCCGGTCTCCTCGTCCACGGAGACAAGGGTTACAATCTCGTCATAGGTATATTCACGCATCCCCGGACCCCCTCATTTTTTCATGGGCCAGCCGGTCGTTCAGGTCCAGCCGCAGGAACTCCGGGATTTGAGCCCCGGCCTGAAGGGTGCGCCGCCGGTACATCCAGGCCGCATACTCCACCTGAAGCTGGGCGTCTCCCGGCGTGTCCTCCAGGGTGATGCCCCGCTGTGCAATCCTGGAGGCCGCGGCCTCCAGGAGCTGTTCCAGCATGGCCACCCGCTCAGGGGGCGGATTGAGCATATTCAAATCCGCCTTGAGCATGGTCAGTTTGTCAAGCTCTGCCACCGCCGCGGCCTCCTTTCCGTTTCGTTCAGACGCCCGCCTTGGCGGTCACCATTGTAGAGCCCGCCTTGACCACCTTCCCGGTGCCGTCCAGTTCCACCACCGTGGCATAGGTTCCGGTGGCCGCCGTCAGATCCGTGCCGGAGGTATAGGGTGTCCAGGTGTTTCCGGGCTTCATTCCGGGCTTGACCATCGTGGGCTGTGCGCCCACCTTAACTTTGAGAACTGCACTTGGAGTATTGCCGGCAATGGTCAGCTTGGTCTGTCCGGCCGCCGTGCCCTCCGCAGAGGTGACCGCCAGGATGCCCAGATCTCCGTTGGCATAATCTGTTTCAAAGTCGTGGGTGGTGGTTACCTCGGTGTTGTCATAGCTCACCGCCACAAAGGCCTCGCCTACGGCGGGCTTGCCGTCCATGCGCTGGGTGGCCACGAACAAAGTCTGGTCCTGAATCATCAGGGGAATGTCGCTGCTGCGCACATTGGCCCCGGCCCGTTCCACCAGGGTGTAGACATCCAGAAAGCCGCCGGAGATCTCATAGTCCGGCAGACCGGGGATCTCCACGATGGGGCCGCCGATCACAGGCATGGTGTTCTGCATCCCGGCCACCAGAGCGCCGGAGGCGTTGAAGGCCAGAGCTCTGGCCAGAATGTCCATGTGGGTTTTCCGATTCATCACCCAGGTAGGCTCCCCGTTCTGGGAATAGGTGGGGTCTGCCACCGCCAGGGCGCCGATCAGCTTCTGGAAGAAGTCCACGCCGTTGGTCCCGGAGGCGTCCAGCTTGAGGATGTGGGTGGTGTGCAGGTCGGTGAAGTCTCCCTGATGCTTCCCCCACCAGGAAGGCTCGCTCTGGGCCGTCAGACGGGTCATATAGCCCACCGGCATTTTCGAGCCGGTGCCGTACACGATGGCCCAGTCAATGGCCTTGCCCAGGGCCTGCCCCAGCATATCCATCACGGTGGACGCCAGCTCCAGGTTGTCGTCATCCTCCAGGGTGCTGTTGGGGATGGCCAGATAGCCGCCCACCTTGTAGCCGTCCACTTCGATCTGGGTGAAGCTCAGCTCCAGCTCGTTGAGGTTGGCCACCGCCTCCGTCCAAATCGCCTCCGGGACGGTTCCGGCGATGTTCTGACGGGCGTTGCCCTTCAGCGGGCGGTACCGCACCCGGCCGATCAGCTTGGAATAGCGGCCGATGTTCTCCTGCAGGATGTCCAGCATCACGGTTGGGATGCCCAGCTCCGCGCCGCTCACAGACCGGGTCTGTCCCTTCATCTGCCGCAGGCGGGTCAAAAATTCACTGATGTCCTCCCGGGCCAGGAAGGCGTCGCGCTGCTGGAGCGTCATGCCGAAAAAGCGGGTGCGGGTCTCATTGGTTTCCATACTGCTCACGTCCTTTCGTCTCTGCCCGGATGGCTCTCCCTTCCGGGCCTGCTTGGCTTCTGTCTCCGCCGTGCGGATCTCCTCCTCTAGCGCGCGGATGGCGCTGCGGATCTCCTCCTGGCCGGCGGTATTCTGGTCCCGCTCCGTCTCAAAGGCGGTGACAGCCTCCTCCACTACGGTGCGTTCCTCCTCGGTCTGGGCCGCCTCAATGTCCGCGGCCAGCTCCGCCTCCCGGGCGGAAAACCCTTCCGCGGCCTGTTCCAGGGCCCGGAGGGCCGTCTGCTGGTCGGTCAGCTTTTTCCGCAGGAGCAAAACTCTCAATGCCATATCATGTTCCTCCTAATCTCTGTTTCATGGTTTCCCGCCAGGCCTGGGCCTGCCGGTGCTGGATCTCCTCAAGCTGCTGCTTTCGGGCGCTGACCCCCGTGGCCTCATAGGCCGGGAAGGTGCAGACGGTCACCTCATACAGCGGGTCCACCTCCTCGATCTCCCAGCGGCAGGCGCCGCCGCCAAGATCCACAAAGGTCTCACGCTTGATCTCAAAACCAAACGAGCACTGGTCAACGTCACCCCGCTGGACGCGGGCGTAAAGGTTCATGGCGTCAACGTCGTCTCGGTTGATTTGGATGCTTCCCCACAGGCCCCGGCTGTCCTCCTTGAGGGACAGCGTCCCGGACTTGGTCCGGCCAAGCACCAGGGTCGTGTCATGGTTGATCAGGGCCCTCACATCCTGGCTCAGACATCCGGCAAAGGCCCCCGGCTTGACGATTTCCACAGCTCCCTCCCACAACTCGTATGGGGAGTCAAAGACTGCAAAATAGCCCTCGATGTACAGCGCGCCGCCCTCCGCCTCCCGGGTCTCAAAGCGCTGGGGTAAGCTTCTGGTCTGCCGCCGCTTCCGTTCGTTCGACATTTCAGTCCTCCTTCAGCTTTTTCTGGTCGCCGATCATACCGGCTGGGATGTAGTTCTCCAGGATCACCCGCTCGTCCAAACCCTTGACCGGGCTCAGGTCCAGCCAGTCCCGGACCTCGTTTCCCGACATGATCCCCCGAATAAACTGATCGTCCCCCACCTTGGCCAACTCTGTCAGGGAGTAGGCATACAGCTTGCGGGAACTGAATTTGAAGTACAGATCCGGAGACAAAAGCAGCTTTCGGGTCAGTTCCTGCTGAATGGCCGTAGCAATGGGAATCACAGTTTTACGGATAAAGTTGTTGTAGGCATCCTGGTCATACTCCCCCACGCCGATCAGAAACGGCGGAGTTCCAATGGCAGCAGCCACAGCCCGCTTGTCCAGCTCCACATTGTCGCTGATGGCCAGATCAGCCAGACTCAGGGGCTTGACCTGGACCACATCCATAAGGTCCGCTGGGATGACCCATGGGTCTCCGGCCCGCTGGCCCTTGATGTACTCATCCACCAGCCTCTGCCGCCCCGCAGGGGAGGAAAACTCATCGGAGATGGCGTCCACCTTGACGATCACAGACGGCTTCCAGTTGTTGGCCAAAAATGCGTTGGTGGTGCTGGCCGACTGCCTCAGATTTTTGAGCACGTCCCTCAGCTGGAGCCGCACGCCGCGGCCCATCCATGGGCGCCGGAGCTCAGGCCGGAGGATAAAATGGAGTACCTGATCCGGGCGAAATGCCTGTCCCTGCCACTGGACCGTATAGCCGCCCGCTCCGTCATCTACGGGAAAGGCTCCCGGCATAGGCACCAGGTCGGCCAGATAGCCGTCCTGGGTCAGAGGGAGAACAAAAGCGTTTCCGTCCCCGATGGTCAGCATGGTCTGCACAATCCAGCTGATAAAGCTTTTCCGCGTCCCAAGAGAGTACGGTTTGATGTCCATGAAGCGGCTCAGCTCGCTCCGTTCTCTCACATCCCCCTCCGGCGTGTTGCGCATCAGATAAATGGGGGCTGAGCTGATCACATCGGCAATGGCCCCGACTGCCGCCGCCACGTCCGGGCTGTCCGCCAGGGAGGCGTATCCGTTGGTCTGGATGCTCTCCCATGCGTCTGAGGACAGCAGGCACGCCGCCAGGCTCTGACTCAGATCCGTCCGCAGCCTCGGGGGCCTGCGGGCCGCCCGACGGGTCGGTGTACGTTGATTCACTGGGGATCACCTTCCTTCGTTTCTTCCTCGAACCAGCCGCTTCCCCGGCTGCGGCCGTCCAGATCCTCCAAATAGGTGCAGGCCGCAAACACCGCACAGTCAAACACATCGATCCGGAGGTTCGGTGCCAGCTTCTCATACATCACCATATCGTCAGCCTTTTCAATACCCCGGACATTCTGTACGCAGTATTCAAAGGGTTCGGCGTGGCAGTAATAGAGGGTCCCACGCTTGGCGCTGGCCTCCAAATAACGGAAGCCCTCGCTTTTCCGTGTAAACAGCTGGGGCTGATCCTTGATGGGGAATCGCTCCTTCTTCATCTCCAGGTAATACTCACGACAGAACTTCCGGTCGTGTCCGATCCTGCGCATCCGGAAGCCATCCGTCCGGCGTTCCTTGTACCACCGCACCACGTCGCCGTGGTTGAGCACATTGTCGTTGCACAGATCCAGCCATCCATCGTCCTCCCAGCCAAACAGGGGGATCTGGTCTTCATGGGCTTTGACGGCGGCCG